CTAAAAGTGGTCAGAAATGCTTAGTATTACCAATTGATGATAATTATTTAACAGCAATTGAAAAAGACGGAACAACGGCTGTTTATATGCAAACTGATGTTGTTACAATGGATTCAGAAGACACCAACGGAAATTGGGGTTTTCAAGTTCAAAAACTATCAAGTGAAGCGTATAAGGCTTTAGGGGCTGACAAAGCAAAAGAAGTTAGTTTGCCTTACTTAGGTAATCTTAAAGTTTTTCAAAAGAAAACAAATGATGTTTCTGACCCTGTTAATATTGATTTTAAAGAAGAAGAACACGATGACCTTCCATTCTAACACAAATATAAAAAAACCTATTGTTAATTCAGTAGGTTTTTTTATATTTGTATTCGTCGAAGCATCACCGACATCCAAAGTATAACGTTAATTTATTAACGTAACCGAGAAACCCTTAACCAATAGTGATGCATTGAGTTAGGGGTTTTCTCTTTTAATATAATATATGGAAAAATCATATTTAAAAAAATTAGTTGATAGTGGATTCAGTATTATTCCATGTTCAGAAACTAAAGCGCCTATTGGAAAGTGGAAAGAATACCAAACAACAGCAAGAACAAAAGAAGAAATAGACTTATTAAATAGTCCTTTGTTTGGTATTGTTACAGGTTTTAACAATATAGAGGTTATTGATATTGATTTAAAAGTTTTTTCAACACTCCAAGAGCAAAACAATTTTTGGAATGAATACCTTAGTTTTTTAACAGATAACATAGATGACTTTGATAAGAAGTTTGTAATTTATAAAACTAAAAATCAAGGCTATCATATACTTTATAAATGCAAAGTAATTCAAGGAAATACAAAAATAGCAGTTTTAGAAAATCATAAAGAAGCTGTCATTGAAAGTAGGGGAATCGGTGGAATGGTTGTTATTTATGATAATCAAATTTCAAAATTAGCCTATTATGATATTCAAGAAATTACAGAACGTGATAGAACTATTCTTTGGTATATTTCTAAATCATACAATTTTGTAAAAGAAGAAGTTATTGAAGTAACTCCACAAACGAAAAAAGAGTTTAACGATTCTATTATTACCCCTTGGCAAGACTATAACGAAAAAACTTCTATTATTGATATTATTTCAGATGAGTTAAAAATAGTTAGGCAACTAAACGACAAAATTATTTTAAAAAGGATAGGCTCTGAAAATCCAACTTCAGGAAGTGTTTTCAAGTCTAATGGATGTATGTATCTTTTTAGCACAGGAACTTCATATCCACATGAAAAATTAATAAGTCCTTTTATGGCTTATACTTATAAATATCATAACGGAGATATTACAAAATCTTCATCTGAACTTTATAAGTTAGGTTTTGGAACTCGTTTAAAACCCAAAGTAAAAGAAATTGAAAAGCGAGAATTACCAAAAGTAAATAAAGACGATTTAATTTTTCCTATCGATGTTTTTCCAAAACAAATACAAACCTATATTTTAGAATGTAATGAAACTTTAGATAGTTCAATTGATTATATGGGTTGTTCTATGCTTTGGTTAATTTCTGTTATTGTTGGTAACTCGATACAAATTGAAGTTAAAAAAGGTTGGAATGAAACGGCTACCATTTGGCTTGCCGTTGTTGGTAAAGCTGGACTTGGTAAAACCCCGTCTATTCACAATATAATTAAACCTTTGTTGTCTGCAAATAACAAAGAAATTAAGAATTATATTAAGCAATTAGAAAAGTATGAGTATTACGAATCTTTAAATAAAAAGGAAAAAGAAGCACACGAAGAAATACATAAGCCTAAGAAATGTCAATTTATAGCAAACGATATTACTATTGAAGCTTTAGTTGAATTGCATCAAGAAAACCCTAATAGTGTAGGTGTTTTTAAAGATGAGCTTGCTGGATGGTTTAAAGATATGAATAAATATCGTGAAGGTTCAGACTTAGAGTTTTGGCTATCTACATGGAGTGGTAAGGCTATTTCATTAAACAGAAAGACTGCTAAAAGTGCGTTTGTTGATAAACCTTTAGTTAGTGTTTTAGGTGGTATTCAGCCAAGTATTTTAAATTCATTCTATACAGAAGATAATAAAGATAACGGATTCATGGATAGAATGTTATTATCTTATCCTGACCTATCAATTGATAATTGGAATGATAAAGAAATGAATTACGATACTATACAATGGTATTATGATAGTATTATTTCATTTTATGAAACTATTAAATATAAAGTAGTTGAGTTTGATGAAGAAGGAGATATTAAACCAAAGACAGCCGTTATTCCTAATGATAGTAAAAAAGAATGGATAAGAGTATTTAACGAATATTCATCGATACAAAATAGCGATGAAGAAAATGAATACATGAAGTCTATGCTCCCTAAACAAAAATCATATTTACCAAGATTTGCCTTATTAGTTAATACATTGGATTCTTTCTTTGATGAAACACATAAATCAAATGCTTTAGAAATTAGCAAAGAATCAATTTTAAAAGCCGAAAAGTTAAGTAAATACTTTATTGCTATGGCTAAAAAAATAAAAGTTAATACAATTGAAGTAAATGAAATGAAAACTATTATAACAAATAATAAATCTAAAAGCAATAAAGAAAAGTATTTGGAATTAATTAAAATAAATCCAGATGCTAATAAAAAAGAAATTGCAGAGCTTTTAGGCGTTTCATTAAGAACTCTTTTTCGTTATGACAAGTAGTGACAAGTAGTGACACTTAAAAAACGTGTTAAGTACTATAAATAAAAGAAAGTGACAAAAGTGACACTGACATTTGTCACTAACAAAATATAAAATAATAATTATATAAAAAAAAATATTTTTAAAAAAGTAGTGACATTTGTCACTTTTGTCACTAATCACTAAAAAAGTCAATAAACATAAAGTATTAAGTTAGTGACACTAATAAAATAAAATGTCACTTTTGTCACTAAAAAAACTAAAATAATGGAATATAATCTACTTTTAAGGCAATACGATGCGCATTGTAATTTATTTCTTGATGGGAAAATAAGTTTTAAAATGTGGTTAGAAATTGAAACGGAATATATAAAACGATACAAATTATTTATAATTAACTTGAATTGATATGACTAAAGAAAATAAAAAACTACTTGAAGAACTTTATTTAAAAGTTACTAAACAAAACTATCCTAATTTTCCTGAATTTGCAATTCCTCCTGAAAAGTTTAGCGATGCAACTGCAAATGATTTAACAAAGACTATTTGTAAATTCATTTCATACATTGGAGGTCAAGCTGAAAGAATTAGTAATCAAGGTCAGTACAGAGATAACACAAAGGTAGTTACTGATGTTTTAGGAAGAAAAAGAACAATAGGTTCAGGAACTTGGACTAAAGGACAAGGAACAAACGGAACAGCAGATATAAGCGCAATATATCTGGGTAAGTCTCTTAAAATAGAAGTTAAGATTGGTAAAGATAGAATGAGCCAAGCGCAATTAAGATATAAACAAGAAGTTGAAAGAGCTGGTGCTTTTTATATTATAGCTCGTAATTTTGACGACTTCATTAACGAATTTAGAGAATTATGCAAACAATAACAATAGAGCAAGCAAAATATAATCTTGACGCTGTAAATATCCAACAAGGTGGATTTCGTTTAAGCGGAATAAAAATTGATTACTCAAAAGCTCCTGTTTGGATAGATAACAGACCAATACATTGCACTTACTATATATTTATTTATCCAAGTACTGGCGAGCTATTCGGGTTTTATTTAGATGAATATAACAAGTTTAAGTATAAATTAACTCACGAAGAAGTAAAAAAACTTTATTAAAGCATTGCGGTATTAAAATAATTTGTATATTTGCTTTGTTGTAACGTTTCTCCAGCTTGTTGCAGTTGCAAAATTATTAACTAAAAAAAACAAAAATTATGGATGCTAAACAATTTTTAAAAGAAAAAGGAATAAGTAATAACGACTTTATGGATAGTGGAGTTGCAGACTTAATAGAAACATTACTGACGGAATACCAAGCCTTGCAATTGCAACAAACTGGTGTTATTCGTAGTGCTTTAAATCAAGAAGAAGCATTTAAAATTTTTACACAACATAATAAAAATGATGGTTTTATACAATGGAAAGGAACAGATGTTTGTATGGATTTTACTTGTGAATGCGGACATCACAATCATTACGACGATTATTTTGCATATGTTGTAAAATGTGGTGGTTGTGGTAATTTATATGCTTCAAGTTGTAATGTAGAAATGATAAAGATTAAAGAATCAGAACAATTTATAGAAAGTAATTTTTAGCATTACGCCTAACGTTTTGTAGCTTGTAGAAGTGACGGAATAAGCAGAACCAAAACTATCTATTTAGCAAAAAACAACCTAAGTAAAGCACAACAAATTAATAACTTAACCCGCCATTTTTACAAACTACTGTTATGTTTAGTGGCGGGTATTTAAAAATGAATTTATTATGATATTTAAATTAAAAAAATTATTAAAAGAGCTAAATGGTAAGCCAACAGAAAGAACAGATAACATCATTTTAGCTGTATTTTTTATTTGTCTATTTATTTTGCTTTTACAAGCGTATTTTAACTAAAAATTAATTATGGAAAGTAATTTAAAACACACAAAAGGCGAATGGTTTTTTGAAGAAAAAATTAATTCAGAAGGAAATATTTCTATAAATATGTTTAGTGCAAAAGGCGGACTACTTACAAAATTAATAGATGATGATTCTAAAACATTTTAAGAAATAAAAGCAAATGCATTATTGATGAAAAATGCACCTAAAATGTTGGAAATTATTTTAGAGTTTTTCGATAGAGTAGAAAAAGGAGAAGTTAGAAGTAAAAAAACATATTCTAAATTTAAAAACATTCTTCAAGAAACGTTAATGTAGCCATTGAACATAACGTATGTGGCTTTGTCGTCGTTGTGGCGATTAAAGACCAAACTTAACAAAAATAAAACAACAATTAAATTAAAAAACTATGAACACAAATAAAGACCAAGTTCCACAATGCGACAAAACCGCTGTTATACCCAGTTTTTTACATCCATCAACTGTGGTTAAAATAGAACACGCTGGAGAATTAGCTTATATATTAGCTTGGTGCGACTTTAAAAAAATAAATGTTGCACAATGGCAAAGAGATATAGATAAATTCCCTATTGCATTATCATTAAATCAAGCTAATTTAGGTTGGACTGATAAATTTGATAGAGCATTATATTATATTTCTTTTGATGATTGGCTTCGTCAGGCAAATTGGGTATAACGTTTTGCATCTTGTGGAAGTTGCGTAAATTAAAGACAAACCACAACAAAAATACACTAACATTAAATTAAAAATTATGAATACAAATAAAACACAAGCCGAGCAATTGCCACAAGATGCTGTTATGGTTAGTGCGGATATTAAAAAAGAATGTGAATTAATGTATTTACAAATAAAAAATGCTGAAAACAGATTAAAAGAATTGCGTGAAATTTGTGAACACGAAGATACTGATATTGGAAATTACTCTTATCGTATTGGAGTTGTAGAACAAGCTGAAATTTGTAATTCTTGCGGTATTGTTATAAGACGATTGTAGCATTAACCATAACGGATTGCATATAAACGATGTAGCGTTTAAAAGTGCCTAAAGTATCGGTTTATGACTTAACAAAGCAAAAATAAAATTAACATTATTAACAACACCGAAGTAGCTATATTGTTTATATGCTGTTATAACTTCGGCTTAATTTACAAAGTTATGTATCAAATTATGAATAAAGAAATGACTGCTTATTCAATTAGTGGTTACGAATGTTTAAGATATTATGAAAGAGATAAAGAAGCTCACTTAAACCCTAAAGATAGTCGTTATGGCGATGTTTTGGTAAAAATGAAAAGAGTAAAATCTGGAATTGAAATTAAATTAAAACTAAAATGGATGAATATTTATTGGAAACCACATTTTAGTTGGAGATATAATAAATACTTTCATTGGTTATTTTTAATGCTTTGGTTTGATTTTACTTATACAGATGTTATAGATTGTGTTGTTTCAGACCATTTAGCAGATTCCAACAAAGCTGAGTTATAACGTTATGTGGCTTTAATTCAGTTGCGGTTTATCGAACCGCAATTGATTAAAACCGCTGTTAACAAATGTATTTTAAACACACTAAAATTATAAATTATGAGAGAAACAACCTTAAACAAATTAATAGATTTTCTTAACGAAGAAATTTGCGAAAGACGAGATTATTCAGCTTCTAAAATGTGTGAAGTTATAAGGCTTAAAATAGAAACTGAACTTTTAGAAGAAGAAAAAGACATTATTACTGAAGCATATTCACAAGGTAGAATTGACGAAGAAACACGATTCCCATACGCAACAGATGGAGAAGATTATTTCAAGTTAGAATTTACACAAAGCTCGGAATAATATATTTGTTAACGGATTGTGGCTTTGTCTTGTTGCCGAAAATACAAGACCAACTTTAATTTAAAAAAATATGAATACAAGTACAAAACAATCATCAAATGAAGCAGAAAACGGCAATAAGTCAAAACCACTGTTAGTGGCAGTTTTATCTTCGGGTCACAAATTAGAATTTCAGATAGAACAAATAGTTTATCTAAAAACAGATAAAGAGCAAGTGCCTAGAATTGTTACAGGAATATCTTTAAGACCGTTTGATTCTGTTACTTATGGATTAACGCAAAATACAACTGAAACGTGGCATTACGGTTTTGAGATTTCTGACGAAAGGGATATTATCTTATGCACTTCCAACTAAATTGCCACTAACGGAAAATAATAAAAGCAGTAGCGATATGGAAAAACAAATTGAAAATATATTGATAAAAGTTGATGAAGGCACGATGCCTGTACAACAAGCACTAAGTGAGCTATTGCTTTTATTTAATGTTAGCTGCCAGTGCGAAGCTTGTAAACAAGATAAAATTGATAGCAATTACAGAAAATATATTGAACTAAATAAAAATGTAATAGGGTATGATTAGCATTGCAGCTAACGTATGTGGCTTTAATACAGTTGCGGGGTGTCGTACCGCAATTGATTAAAACCGCTGTTAACAAATGTATTTTTAAATTTTAACACTTTTTATTTTTTTATTACGTTTTTTATACGTTAATTTGCTGTATAAATAATTTAAAACTTTATAATTATGAAAAATGTATTTTACCAATTTGTTAGACAAAACAATAATGCTTTGGTTTTTAGAGGTTGTTTTGATGCTATTTATGCTGAAACTTCAAGAAGAAACGGATATGTAGTTTATCTAGACACTGAAATAGAAAAGGCAAAAGATGATTTTAAAGTAGCAAAAGATAGAGTTGTTAAAAGTGGTAAAACTTGGTTAAATTCAGATTTTGCTAAAAAATTATTAAAACATAAATAATTATGGCACGAATAGAAATGCACTTAACAGAAGAAGAAGTTGCGGTTGTAGAAAAAATTGCAAAAAAAGAAGGTCGTTCACGTAAAAAGCAATGCGAATTTTACATTAAAAAAATGATTGATGAATATTCTAAAAATAATTAATTATGCAACAATTAGAAACAACAAAAGGTAAAAGCGTAGTAATACCAAGATTAGTAAATAGATATATTGTAATGTATTACGATGTTAATATAGGTTGGAGATGTGAATTTGAACCATATACAACGCCTGAAAGCGCAATGCAATCATTTATAGAAAGAATTAATAAATATTCAAGTCAAAAACCTGAATATTATAAAGTTATTGAAGTCGAATTGGAAATTCCGTTCGTGCCACAAAGTTCGGAATAATATATTTGTTAACTACCAAATAACATCATAAAAAGTAATACTTTTCTTTGTTAAACACTATAAACACTAACATTTTACATAAATATGCAAAAGCCTAAAAAAACAGAAAAAAGAGGTCGTAAACCAACAGGAAGAGTAAAGTTTGAAGTATGGGCGAAACCTGAAAATAAAAAAATCATTCGAGAATACGTGAAATTAAATAATTTATAACTAAATTTGACATTATGAAAATTACAAAGAAACAAAATAAAGCATTAGACAAAGGAGAAACAAACGTTAGAGAATTGTTTCCAATTGTGTTTGAAACTAAAATAGAAGTAGGAAAGTGGTATAAATCAACTAAATATAAAAAATTACTTGTCAAAGTAACTGAATTAGAAAAACAAGGGAGTTATTTAGCTTGTTATGGTTATGGTTTTGATGGAGATGGAGATTGGGGCGTATTAAAAAATGGTGATATTACTTATTGTACTAAAGAATACTTAACACCAGCCACCGAAGAAGAAGTAAGAACCGCTTTGATTAATGAGGCGAAGAAGAGGGGGTTTGTTTTAAGTGTAATTTATGATAGTTTGCCACATTCATTTTTAAATTGTGATAAAAATACTAAAATTAATTGTGAATTAGGATATTCAGAAAATGAAAATTGTTTATATTCTTCATGTGGTGTTATTTTCGACAACGGCACTTGGGCAGAAATAATAAAACCTAAACAAATGACTAAAGAACAAATAGAAAAAGAATTAGGATATAATATTGAAATTGTAGAGTAATGAAAAAACCATTAATACTATTAATTGCTTTTTTAAGCATTAGCTGTTCGAGTGATTCAGTAAATGATTCAACTTGTGATTGCTATAAAGAAACGTGGTTAAGACACAATGGAGGAGAATGGTATACTAATGGAGCAAAAGTATATTATTCAAATGATTGTACTGATAATGGAGATATTATAAATGGACATAGCGGACAAAGTTATGATTTCCAATATAGAATAAATTGCGAGTAATTGAATAATCAATACTAATTTCAATGGCTGGAACAGGAGGAAAAAGAGAAAACGCAGGGCGAAAACCTAAAGCAGACGAGGAAAAAGCAAACACAATAATGTTAACTGCTTTAAAAGAGTTGTATAGTAGTGAAACAGATGATGAAGCTAAAAAAAAGTTTGTTAAGGATACTTTGTTAAGTTCTCAAAGAGGTCAGTTGTTTATTGCTGAACACATATTTGGTAAACCAAAAGAAACAATTGAAACAACACACAATGTAAACAACTTTGATATAAAAGAATTGTTTAAGTTTGATAACGATAAAAAGTAAATATAAACCTTTAGGTAGTAATTCACGTTACTTTGTTATAACAGGTGGTAGAGGTTCAGGTAAATCATACTCTATTAACCTGTTTTTACTTTTGCTTACATACGAGGTCGGGCATACTATTTTATTTACAAGATATACTTTAACATCTGCACACGTTTCGATTATACCAGAGTTTATAGACAAGATTGAAACATTAGGCTTACATTCAGATTTTTATATTACAAAAGATGAAATAATAAATCTAAAGACAAACTCTAAAATATTATTCAAAGGAATAAAAACAAGCTCAGGAACACAAACAGCGAATTTAAAATCCTTAGCAGGTGTAACAACTTGGGTATTAGATGAAGCAGAAGAACTTACTGACGAAGATACATTTGAAAAAATAGATTTTTCTATTCGTGCTAAAGACGTACAGAATAGAGTTATATTACTTTTGAATCCAGCAACTAAAGAACATTTTATTTATAAGCGTTTCTTTGAGCAAAAAGGAATAAAAGAAGGTAGTAATGTTATCAAAGGGGATACAACTTATATTCACACTACTTATTTAGATAATTATGAAAACCTTTCAGAATCTTTTTTAACGCAAGTTGAAACAATGAAAACTAACAACGCAAAAAGATATGAACACATTGTTCTTGGTGGTTGGTTAGATAAAGCTGAGGGAGTTGTTTTTGATAATTGGGAGTTTGGAGATTTTAACCCTAATAACTTGCAAACAACATTTGGGCAGGATTTCGGATTTAGTGTTGACCCTACTACACTTATTGAGGTTTCAATTGATGCTACTAAAAAAATAATCTATGTAAGAGAATGCTTTTATAAAAATAAACTCGATACAAATGAAATATTTGAATTAAACAAACACTATGCAAAAAATAATTTAATTATTGCAGATAGTGCTGAACCTCGTTTGATTTCTGAATTAAAAAGAAAAGGAAACAATATAAAAGAAGCTGAAAAAGGGCAAGGATCTATAAGTGCTGGAATTATGTTACTTTTAGAATATAAAATAATAGTAGAACATAATAGTAGTAACATTGCAAAGGAATTAAATAATTATACTTATGCTGACAAAACAAGTAAATTAGTAATTGATGACTTTAACCACGCAATTGACCCACTTAGATATGTTGCAACTTTTAAATTAACGACTAAATCTAAATCGTTAAATGTAAAAATATGAAGCAAATAAATGTAGAGCAGTTTTTAAGTTTGTCGCTATCTGAACAAATATCATATACCACTATTTTAGATTTATGCAAACCAAAGGAATTATTATCGGTTAAGATTAGCGAATTATCTTACAATGATGTTAAACAGATATTCAAACAACTATCTAAACCTAATTGCGATATTGAATTTGTGTTTATGACAGCGTTTAAAATAAGCAAAGAAGATTTTTTAAAACTTCCTATACAAAATTATTTCCAAATTAAAAAATATATAGAAACTTTTTTTGTATCTTTGAAGCAAAATGAAATAAAGTTGCTTGAAAGTATAAATGCTAATATAGGTTTATGGGAAATAGCAGGAGGTAATGAATTAAATGAGTTTGCTGATATATTGCCGATTAGTCAATTAGCAAAGATATACGGAGGTTATCCGTTTGATTATGGAGAAAAGAATTACATTGAAATAATATATTTGTTACGAATGAACAACAAACAAAGTCAAGTAGAAAATGAATATCAAAAACTATTAGCAAATGAAAGCAAAAATAAAATTAGATAAATTTATAGCTTCAATTGATTGGGAAGCCGTAAAATCACAAGGTAAAACAAAAGAGAATTTATCTTTATTTGTAGAACCTGAAATTTACGATAGCGTAAAACATTTTATAAAAGATGGTAAGTATAAAGGATTTAAAATTTATTGTTAATGGAAAGAGAAGAATTAGAAGAAAAAATAGACGCAATATTAACTGATTATGTTGATGTGCCAAACAATTCTTATTTTACTAATTATAAGAAACATATAGGAGGAGATGAGTGTTATTGTGAACTTGTAAAAGAATTGGCAGACTTATTAACGAATAAAAAAGAATAATGGATTTCGTTAGAATTATAGAAGGCGTTTGTGATGACTTAGGTTATCAATTCCACTATGGGAATAAGTCGCACTTAAACCTTATCGACCAAAACGGAGCTTTAGAGCCTAATAAGATTCACTTGCTTTTATTTCCTGTAACACGTGGTAAGTTTGATGAAAACGAAAGTAAAAGAAATGTAACAGGTAATTTCTTTTTTGTAATGCCTGATGAATTTGCGCAAGATTATTTTAACAATACAGATTCAAACGAAACAAACGATAAGTTTACTACAAAGATTGAGCCTTTAATTACTGCTTTAGATACTTTGCAAAATAGTTTAGATTTTTGCAGTAACATTACTTTAAATCAATTCCAAAGCGTTGAAGTTGTAGATATATTAGACGCTAATTTAAGCGGTTTTTGGGTAACTTTTAACGCAGATGTTTATGAGTAATATAAAAGAAATAATAGCAAATAAATTCATTTCAACATATAATGAATTATTAAAATTACACAATAATAAGCAATGTAAAAGTAATTGTATTATACGTAAACATAACAAAAAACAAAAATGAATAAATTATCTGAACAATTCGAGCTATTAAAAAAAGATTTAATTACAGCATACGACCGAAAAGGTATGCGTGCAAGTGGTGACTTTGCTAATAGTTTAGAGGTTGTTATGTTAGATAATGGACTTAAAGCGCAATTATGGGGCAATAGTTATGCACAGCAATTAGAAACGGGTAGGCAAAGCGGTAAATTCCCACCTATTTCAATGATTGAAAAGTGGATTGATGACAAAAATATAAGTGCAAGGTTAAATGGAGAGATAACAAAAAGTCAATTAGCTTTTTTAATAGCTCGTAAGATAGCTCGTGAGGGCTGGAAACGTGAGGGTTTTGGTGGTGTTGAGTTGATAAGCGAAGTGATTACAGATGAAAGAATACAAAAGATAATTGATGAAGTAGGGATTGAGCAAGCGTTTATATATCAAACGAAAATTATAAGTTTAATAAAAGAAATAGCGGTATAATGGCAATAGTATTTTTAAAAGAATTAGACGAAACAAAAATAAAATTAGCGTATAATAATAATATTGTTCGCTTCTATACTGATAGCGGTGTAGTTCCTATCAATGCAATTATTCAAATAGGATTAAATACTATTACATTGTTTCCAGACCCTAACGGAATATTTTATTATAATTTTAAAGACTTAATTACAACAATTCTAAATAACGATAATTTTACAGATGATTTAAACCCTGACTTATCAACTTCATTGGTGTATGATTGGACTGATAAAATAAGTTTAACTGATGATGTTTTAATTACAATCAACTTATCAAACGATACAACAGAAACAGATACATGTTCAATCACTTGGTTAAGCGGTTATGTTCAGTTACAATATTGGAAACAAAATTATCCTAACGACGATTTATTAGTTGATGGAATAACGTTACTTCAAAAGAAAAATGGTGATTCTTATTATGATTTTTATTTAAACTATTGGTATGGTTATCCTTTTGATTTAACTATTTACGGAAACGAGTTAGAAATAGAGGTCGAAAATAAAACAAACTCAACACAGCAATTTTTTCAATTTACAAAAATTTCAAGGTTTGTTTTTTCAGATGGCAGAACTGATATAGGTATTGAAGATGAAGTTCCATTACAAAGCGAAATTAATGATTTATATTTTGATGGAGTTTTTAATTTAAGACTAAACAAGATAACTGACTTTTGTACCGATGGAATTTATATTAAATGGATTAATAGTTTAGGTGGTTGGAATTATTGGTTATTTTCAAAAGGACAAACGCAAACTAAAACCAAAGACAACGGAAGTTTAGATAATGATTTTGAAAATTTAGAAGATACAATTTCGCCTTTAGTTTCATTGGGTAAAACTTCAGCGAACATTATTAAGGTTCAACAAAAAAGAGTAATACAACAAGATAAAATATTACTAACTGATTTATTAGATAGCGCAAAGGTATATTTATTTACAGGTACGCCTTTCAGTCAAAAGACTTTTAATGATTGGATTGAGATTAATTTAGCAAATGGAAATTTTGCAATAGAGAATCCAAAAAGTAATTTGTATCAATTTGATTTTACTTTAGAATTACCACCGAACATAACTCGTGATTTGTAATGGGTAGATTAATTATAAATAACATATTAATAGAATTAGAGCCATCAAAACCTATTGCAAGAACTTTGCAAGTTAACGATATTGCTAACTTGCAAAATAGACAGGCAAACTTTACACCTACTTTTTCAATACCACGTACCGCTAATAACATACGTGCTTTTGCTAATTTAGGGATAATAGGCGCAAATTCACAAACTCCATATCAAAGAAATAACGCTTATTATTATGCAGAAAGTGGGGAGTGTTTAGTTTATAATGGGTGGGCGATTATCACAGCAACTGAAAAAGAGTTCAGATGTAATTTATACGATGGTGTTATTGATTTTTACAAAGCTATAGAGAATGACACTTTAGCTATTCTGCCATTAGATGAAATTAACCATATAAAAACGCTTGACAATGTAGTTGATTCGATTAACGGATTAACTACTTATAAATACATTTTAGCTGATTACAATGGTAAAGCCTTGTATGATGTAGATAAAATCAATATAGACTATTTAGTACCAAGTACACCAGTTTCTTATCTATGGGATAAAATATTTGAATATTATGGATTCACTTATAGCGGTTCTGTATTTGATACTTTTAATTTTCAGAACCTATGGATGTCATTTCCTAAAGGTACTACCTCTACTATTGCAGATGATGAGATGTTTGATAGTTCGGATATCACATATCCGCCTGAAGGTGGTGCTAATAAAAGTAGATATTTCAAATATGATACTTATACCATAGATACCCCTCTTACTTTGTTTAATGATAGACATGTCATATTTCCTGAACCAGGAACATATCGATTAGAAATTACCGGAGATATTTCTATACTAACTGTATCAACGAGAGAGTTTAGTATAAACTTATCTAAAAACCAGCAAGCAAATACTAATTCTGCAGACATATCTTCTTACACTACACTGGTAACTCATCCAACAAGTGGAACTCACACAATTAATATTAATCAATTAATCACAGTTGATTCTGACGAAAGTTTGTGTTTGTTTATTAGAGCTACAGCATCAATATATTTTGCTAATAATAATTTGAATGTAAAAATTTCAAAAGTAGAGAGTTCTACAATTGACTTTGAGGGAGCATTTATAGATTTAAAAACAAAAGATTTTTTAAACGAAATATTAACCCGTTTTAGCCTTACACCATTCAAAGACAAGTATTCAAATAATATAGTTTTTAAAACGCTACAAGAAGTTTTACAAGATACAGATGTAGTTGATTGGAGTAATAAATTTGATAGTGTAAATAGTGAAAGCTATGCTTACGGAAGCTATGCACAACAAAACCTATTTCGATATAAATATAATGATGCTGAAAGCGATTACAATAACGGAAGTATCAACGTAGAGAATGTAAATTTACAAGATTCAAAAGATGTTATTAAATCTGTAATATATTCGCCAGAAAAAACAAAAACAAATGTGTTGCCTAAAGAAACGAACACTTATAAACTTTGGAATAAAGAACCAAAAGATGATGGAAGTGTAACATATAAATCTTTAGATAAACGTTTTTATTTTTTAAGAGCTGATAATTACATTTTCGATTCTGCTGTTACAATTGGAAGCGAAACATTGGCAACCGAAATAACAATAGCACAAGCACCATTTGAAAGTTTTTTTAAATTGCCCTTTACAGATGTAATTCAAGATTATTATTTACCTATTTACCAAATATTAAACAACGCTAAAATTATAAATGCAAACATATTTCTAAAAGAACAAGATGTTATAAACATTGATTTTAGTAAATTATATTGGATTGAACAATTAGGGAACTACTTTTTGTTAAATAAAATTGTTAATTTTCAAGGAAACGGAAAAACAAAATGCGAATTAATAAAAGTTGATTATGTAGCACAATTAGCAACAAGTACAGATGATACTTTTAATGTTTCATTATCTTATAGCGAGGGTTGTTTTACAATAACAAATTTTATAGCTAATGAATATTATTTTCAATTATCTTATGATAATGGCGTTAGTTGGTCAACTGGCAGTATATCTATCTCTGAAAATCCTTCGTGTGGGTTTTCTACATTAATACCTGTTTTAGTTAGACTTTTAGACATAAACGGTAATTTAATCAGTAATACAATATTAATAGAGCCATGATAACAGGAATTAGACAAACACCGCCATTTATACATTTTGGTTTCAATAGACAAGAGATAACAATTTACAAGAATGAAGTTATAACCATTTGGCAAGATACTATTTTAAATAGCGATATATATGATAGTATATTTTTAACAGCTTCATCTTCCGTTGTTTTAGAAACAAAAAACAATAGTATTGAATTATATTTTACAGCTACAGGGGAAAAGAATATATCTTTATTTTTTGAAGCGTCTGGGGTTAAATTTCCAGATAGTAATATTATAAAGGCAAATGTAGTAGATAGAACATTTGGGGCAACTAATATATTTTGGGGAAACGAAACAATAACATTTAATGATTAAATATGGCAAAGCAAACAATTAACACAACTGATTCTTTAAACGCTGGGCGTACAAAGATAAACGATAACTTTACGGAAGTTTATACCTTCACAGGTTGGCAACAAGTCACCGATACAACCTATACAAGCGGTTCACCTTTGTCTATTGCATCAGGTGTAACTGGTAAAATACAAACAGGCACAATAACAGAAATAACAACGCAGTTGCCAAGTGGTGTTACTACTTTTTGGAATAACACTACTGATAAATTAATGGCTGTTAATAATGGCGATGCGTTTACTTTATCTTTAAGATTTAAAGCAAAAATGGATGTATCAACAGGTATATTTGATGTAGGAATAAATATTGGCGGTTCATTAAATGTGATTAGTCAAGAAACATTACTATTTTCAAAAGGTAGTGGAGTTGAACAAAGATTTGATATTGATTTAAGTTACTTTACAGGGACTACTTTTATTGCTAATGGTGGTACTATTGAGGTAACTCCTTTGAATGGGGATATTGAAATTTACGATATTGTAATGGTTATAATTCGTACACACTATGGCAAATAAGATAGTAATAGCAGAATTAGACATTGATGTAAGTTTGTTAGTTAAAAATACAACAGAGCTAAAAACAGAAATTGATAGACTAAAAGAAGCTCAAAAGCAACTTACAAAAGAAGGACAAACTGCAAGTAAAGAGTTTGTTCAAAACGCTGCTGATTTAAAAACTTTAAACACAGCCTATAACGCAAACATAAAAGCTATTTCAGACAACACACAAGCGCAAGCGGACCAAACCAACCAAAGCAAATTGGTAGCATTAGCACTTGAAGCAGAAGCGCAAAGTATAAAAGAAGCGAGGGAACAAAATGCGCTTTTAAATCGTTTAAGAAATGAAACAAACGTTAGTACGGCAGAAGGCAAAGCGCAACTTGACGCATTAAATCAAAAGCTAAATCAAAACAATGATTTTATAAAAGAAAATGCTGATGCTTATTTACAACAAAAAATAAATATTGGTAATTATAAAGATTCTATTTCTGAGGCATTAGGGGAGTTAAATCTATTTAATGGAGGAATAAGTGGTTTTATTGAGCGTTCACAAGCAGCTGGAGGAACTGGAAATTTATTAAAAGAATCTTTAGGTGGTGCTGCACAGGGTTTTATGGGCATCACAAAAGCGTCTTTAGCGTTTATAGCCACTCCAATAGGCGCTTTTTTAGCAGCCATTGTGTTAGCTTTTGCATTAGTAAAAAATGCAATGAATCGAAGCGAAGAGGCTACTAACAAAATAACTAAAATATTTACTATATTTTCAGGAATAGTAAACAAATTACTTTCATTTTTAGAACCATTAGGGGATTTTTTAATTAATGGAATAGTAATGGGTTTTGAGTTAGCTGGTAAAGCTGCCGACAAAGCATTATCTTTAATAAGTGATGGGTTGGAATTTTTAGGTTTTGATGATGCCGCTGAAAGTGTAAAAGGATTTCAAAACGAAATGAAAACCGCTGCGAAAGATGCCGCTGCTTTAGCTGATGCGGAAGCTAAATTAGAAAAACAACAAAGACTTTCTCAAAAAGTACAATTAGATTATCAAAAACAAGCCGAGAAATTACGCCAAGTTAGAGATGATGAAAACTTATCTATAAATGAGCGTATAAAAGCAAATGAACAATTAGGAGCTGTATTAAAAAAACAATTAGAAGAAGAGTTAAAAATAGCGGAGTTAGCTTTACAAGTCGCAAACGCAAGAATAAAAGCAGAAGGAGCTACAAAAACAACTTTAGATGCACAAGCCGAAGCATTAACAACTATTGCAGACATTCAAGAGCGCATAACAGGGCAAGAGTCTGAACAGCTAGCAAACAGGGTATCTCTTCAAAAAGAAGCAGCAGACAAAGCAAAAGAGATTCGTGACAAACAAATTCAGGATGCTATCGATAAAAGTCGACAAGAAATTGATTTATTTATAGCTCAACAAGGATTTAGAAAGAAGTCAACAGAAGAGGAATATAAATTTAATAAACAGATTTACGATAAGGAATTAGCCGACTTAAATCTACGTTATAAAAACGGCAAAGTTTCTAAATTAGAATTTGAAACCGAAAAGCTGAATTTAGCAACAGATTTTGCTCAAAAGAACGCAGACTTATTGATTGCTGAAGGAGAAAGAGAATTAGAAATAATTAAGAATAACGCAAAGTTAGGAATTGATGCAAAGTTAGAAGCCGAACTCGAGTATCAAGATTTACGTTTAGAACAAGGAATAATCAATGAGCAACAATATCAAGATGCTATAACCGAAATTCAAACCGAATATGACCAAATGCGTTTGGATAAGAAGTTAGAAGATGAGGCAAAAGAACGTGATAGATTAGCGATTGATTTAGAAAATAAAAGAGCAAACAGCCAATTAACTTTTGAACAAGATGTAGAATTACAACGTGAACAAAATGAAATTAAATTACAAGAGGAGCTTTTAGCGGCTGAAAAATCAGGAGCAGACCAACAGTTGATTAAAGATAAGTATGCAAATTTTGACAAGCAATTAACCCAAAGCGTTGAAGATTTTAAAATACAAAGTTTATCAAATACATTCGGACAAATATCTGATTTATTTGGTCGTCAATCAAAAATAGGTAAAGCGTTTGCATTGTATCAAGCTGGAATCGATGGTTATCAGTCTGTAATGAAAGCATTTAACTCACAGTTCATTCCTGGCGACCCTTCAAGTTTACCACGTGCAATTGGGGCTGGTGCTTTTGCTGGTGCTTTTGCCGTAAAGCAAATTGCAGGTATTGCAGGAGCTAAATTTGAAAAAGGAGGTATTCAAGAAATAGGAGGGAATAGACATAGTGCTGGTGGTACTAAATTTTATGGAGAGGATGGTACAACGTTTGAAGCAGAAAAAGGAGAGGGAATTGGTATATTAAATAGAAGTGCTTTTAGTACATTTATGGATTTTAATAATAGATTTGGTAGTGGTTCAAGTAACAGCGGATTCTTTCAAGGTGGAGGAATAATAACGCAAGGAGTTAGACAAGATACCGCTAATTTTGATGGTGTTTTAGATGCTATACAAAATATACCACCGCCTATTGTAGCTGTTGAAGAAATACAAAGAGTAGGAAGTAGATTTGTAGATGTTCAAAGTACCGCAAATTTAGGATAAAAAAATAAGGCGTAAATGTAAAAGTTTACGCTTTTTTTATTACTTTTGATTAATGAGTAAAATCAATAACATATTAACCGGTTGGAAAAACTTTATTGCTAAAAGTGAAGTTAGCGAAGAAATAGCTGTTCAAAGGGCGGTGCATTGCGTTTCGTGTGTCGAATTAAAAGAAGGGAGGTTATTAAATCTAATTAAAGATGACCTAAAAGAAATTGAAGGTTTTTATTGTGGTTTATGCTATTGCCCTTTGTCAGCAAAATTAAGAAGTGAAAACGAAACGTGTCCAATTAATAAATGGTAAATGACAAACTACGACTTTTTAAAATCAATAAATCAAAAGTTATTTTTAGAACTTGTAAAAAGGGGAATTATTCCAATTCATATAATGGACTATTTGCTAATTTACGAAACGTTTTTAAACGAACTTAAAACTAATAAAAAAAGTGTTTGCATTACTTATTGTTCGGATAAGTATAATTTAAGCGAAAGGACAATTAGACGCGTAATTGATTTTATGACTAATTAACCATGCTATTTAACTCTTTTAAGAACGCCTGATATTCGGGCGTTTTTTTATACGATGGTGTTAACTTATTTTTAATAAATCTAAATAATTGTACACTAATCGAATAAATAAAAGCTATTAGTGAAATAAAAAATAATACTATCATACTCAAAATTAAGTATTTACACTACTATATTTTGACAAAAACGCTTCAATAATTATTCTTATTTAGACTTAATTTTGTTACTATGGAAGGTAATATTTTTATTAACGGAGAAATAGGAGAGGCGGTCAATTTAGTTGACATTATTTCCCAAGTAGAAAACCAAAAAGAAGCTGCAATGTTTAATGTTTACATTAATTCAGTTGGGGGTTCAGTTGATGTTGGTTTCGATATTTACAATTACATTAAATCTTTAAATGTTCCAATTAAGACTATCGGTCAGGAATTAGTAGCTTCAATTGCTACAGTCATTTTTATGGCTGGAAACGAGAGGGTTTTAGAGCAAGGCGTCGACTTTATGATACATTTGCCTTCTGGTTCAGTTAGTGGAACTTCACAAGAAATTGAAGCATACAACGAAATGCTGAAAAAATACGAAAAAAAATTGGTAGACTTTTATACAAAAGCGACTAATTTAAACGAAGAAGCAATACGACCTTTATTAACTTATGAAACTTGGCTTAGTCCTAAATTAGCGTATGAGTTGAAATTTACAACTTCTGTACCTAATAATTTGCCAGTTTTAGCAAAAGCAGTGTATAATTTAAAAACAGATACTAAAATGAATGACGAACAAAAAGGATTGTTTGCCAAGTTTAATGATAAATTAGATTCTATCATTGATAAATTGGTAGGTAAATCAAGTGTAAAAGCTATTCTTTTGCAAGATGCAAACGGAGTAGAGATTGAATTTCCAGACGTAATGGATGGAGAGCAACCAATTGTAGGAGAAAGTACAGCAATGGTTGATGGTTCTCCAGCGGAAGGCGAGTACTTAATGCCAGACGGTACTACTATGATTTTTTCAGGTGGTGTACTTACTGAAATTAAAGAAGCTGAGCCAGATGCTAACGCTGAAAAAATTGCAGAATTAGAAAAGCAATTAGCAGAAGCTAATGCACAAGTAGAGGCTAAAGATTCTGTAATTCAAGAAACAGAAAAAGACATAAAAGCTCTTAGAAAAGAAATTAAATCTTCTTTTAAAGCTGAACCAGTAGATGCTAAAAAAGAAGAAGAAAAAACAACAAGTGATGCACAAAACGCATTAGCAAATTTAAAAACAAAAAGACGTAAATAGATATGGCAAGTTTAATTAACAATGGAACTTTTACCTTCAATCAAGAGGAGTTAAAAGACTGGTCAAAAGTAATTAATGAATTAACTTTTGGCGACCCTGAACTATCGGAGTTACACGATATTCAACAAGGAATTAAGTACAACACTCAAATCGTATTCGCTGGTCGTGTAGGTTTAATGGGTAAAGCAGTAAGCGGATGTACTCCGAACGCTGTTAGCGGAATCACTTTAACTGAGAAAACTTGGACACCTGTTGATTTAGATTTTAGATTAGAACATTGTTCTGCTGATGTAGATGCACAAGATAAACTTGTACGTCAAATGGCAAGAATGAACCCTGACTTTTACAACGTAATTGAAGGTTCTCAGAGTGGAATTGGTAATTTCTTAGTTGCAAAAGTAACTGAAGGATGGAGAGAAAATTTAATTCGTCAAGTATGGTTTTCAGATGTAGATGCTGATACTATTGCAAATGGTGGGGTTTTGAAAAATGGAACCGATAAAACCTACTTCAATGCTTTTGATGGTTTATTCAAACAAATCTTTGGGGATATTGGAACAGGGGATGCAAACTTTGTAGCCATTACAAAAAATGCTGGTGCTTCTTATGTTTTACAAGCGTTAGCTTCAGGAGATGCAATTGCAACTTTAAAAGCTATGTATAACAAAGCGGATTCAAGATTAATCGATTCTGGGCAAGCTAAATTCTATGTAACTCGTTCTTTATGGGATGGTTATTTAAACGATTTAGAAGCTGTTCAAAATTCTGGAGCTGGTAATACTATGATTAACGAAAATGGGCAAGTATCTTTAACTTATAGAGGTATTCCTGTTGTAAAAGTTGATGTATGGGATAGAGTTATTAAAGCATACGAAGATAACGGAACTACTTTAAACATTCCTCACAGAGCTGTTTTAACAACTCCAACTAATATTCCTGTTGGTACATTAGCGACTGATGATTTTGGTAAATTAGAAGCGTTCTATGATATGTATCGCAAAGTTAACGTTATCGATGGTGTTTACACAATAGATGCTAAGTACTTAGAAAATTATATGACAGTAGCGGCTTACTAAGCCGTTACTTTCTTAACTTTAAAAAATATATAATATGGCAGTAGTTTGTGGCTTATTAGATGCCGACTTTGTTTTGTCTTGTGATGATAAAGCAAAAGGAGGTTTAGAAAACGATGTAATTTTAATTAATTACAGCGATGTAGATTACTCTGCTATTACTTACGCCGCTGGAAATAAAACTATTGTAACTAACTTTCAATTGAAAAGTGGTGCAACAGGATTTTTATTGCAAGGTGTAAAACAAGTAAATAGCACAGCATACGAATTGGTAAAACAAGAGTTTTCTTTTGATACTTTTAAACATACTTTTAATGGCGTTATATTAACACCAAATTCGGCAAACAAAGAACAAGCTGAGAAATTAGCTTCTGGAGGTCGTTATGTAGTGGTTGTAAATAGAAAATATAAAGGAGCTTCCAATGCTGATGCGTTTGAGATTTATGGTTTAGGTTCTGGATTAGATTTAGAAACTATGACTTATAACTCAAAAGAAAACAACGGAGTTATTTCGTTTGCTTTATCAAGCGCAGAAGGAGAAGAAGAAACAGGAGTTCCTAAAACTTTGCTTGATACTGATTATGCTACAACTTTAGCAGCGTTTGAGGCTAAATTCGAGCAAGCGTAATGACGTTCGATTGGACAAAAATAGATACTAATACTATCATTGGGGGAATTGCTCCCGATGGTAGTATGTATTTAAAATCATTCTTAATAGATTATAAAACTGAATTTAGTGTTGAGGTTGTAAACGCTTCTTGTCCTAAGTGTATAAAAGACTATCACAACGAATTTATAAAAAAATACGGTAACATGGAAAATAACTCACAATACCGCTTACACCCTAAAAGAGAGGGCTTACAGTTAGAGTTTGGTAGCTCTATTTTTGTAAATAACAAAAACATCACAGACGATTACGCTGAAAAGTTAATCAAAAAATATTCAGAATTAAGAGAGGATTTTACATTAGATTATTTATTCTCACACTATCCAAAAAAAACATCTAAAATAGAAGTAAAAGCTGAAGTTTTAGATCCTGCAATAGTAAAAAAACCACGCAAAAAACGTAAATAATGAAAGTCGACATTTTACAAATAGTTAAGAATGTTGTAAAATGGAATGATAAATTAGAAATTTATACTAACGGAGAAGATAATTTATATCCTGAGCGTATAGATAGATTAATTAATAATTCCATAACGGCTAAAATGGCTTCAGATTTGATGCTTCAATACGTTATTGGTGGTGGTTTAGGTAATGCGGATAATTACAAAGTTTCAGATAAACAAAAGTTAATCGACTTCGCTTCTGATATTGCTGAGGATATTATAAAACAAAGAGGTGTTTTTATCCATTTTGATTACGATTTAAACTTCGAGCCTGTAAATCCTAAAGTATTACCTTTTGAGCGTTGTAGGGTTGGTAAAAAAGATAGCAACGATTATAACGGAAAAATACTTTATAAAATAGATTGGAACGATAAAAAAGAAAAAGCTGTAATTTTTGATGTTTACAACAATGATAAAACTATTGTTGAATATCAACTAAAAAAAGCTGGTTCGATTCAAAAGTACAAAGGTCAAGTTTTGTTTGTTAATTTAGACAGAAACTATATTTACCCACTTTCAAGAATTGATGCAGTTATGAATGACTGCGATTCTGAGGCACAGGCTTCTATTTATCGTAATCAATTATTACGCAAAGGATTTTTTGGTAAACAATTAATAGTAACCCCACCGCTTATTGAAAATAACGAGCCTGAGTTTGTAACAGATGCTAATGGTGTTTTAAGACGAAATATTGAATGGAAACGCAAAGAAGATGAAGCTACAAGGGTTAAGGGTGTAATTGAAAGTTTTATCGGAGCTGAAAATGCTGGGGGCGCAATGCTTATGCAGTTGCCAGACTTTGAGGGTAAAATTGACGATATTTTCCAAATAAAAAGAATTGAAAGCGAATTAGATGACAAGATGTTTGAATATACAGAAAATCAAACGTCTAAAAATATATTAATGACTTTCAATAACTTGCCTGTTGGACTTGTAAAATCTCCTGATAGCGCCTTTTTTGGTAATAGTGGCGAAAGTTTAAAAGCTATGCAGAATATGTATTGGAAAAACTGCGATAAGGACAGAAAAATAGTTGAAACAATTATTAATGATATTGTTCAGAACCAAGAAAATTGGCAAGGCGGGTATATTAAATTTATAAAATTAGGACAAGATGACACCATTAGTAACGATAGCGGAAGTACAACAATTCAAACAAGTTAGTAATTCTATTAATACAGCTAAGTTTAACGAATTAGTTTTACAAGTTCAGCAAGTTGAAATTTATCCGCTTTTAGGAGAGGATTTATATTGGGCTGTTATTAATGATGCGTCAAGTTACACTGATTTATTAGATGGTGGGACTTATGACTATCAAGGGAAAACTTATCAAAACGTAGGTTTAAAGGCTGTTATTTCGCATTATTGGTACGCTTACCATTCTTTTTATGGTGACCAAGTCGACACAGCTTTTGGGCTTCGTGAAAAGCTAAATAATGATGTATCAAAACAAGTTGATACAACTATGAAAAAGACGTTATTTGAACATAATTCTAAATATGCTTTTAATCTTTGGTTAAATGTTGAAAGGTTTTTAGAAAGAACAAACGAGCCATTATATAGATGTGGTACTAAAATAAAAAACACTCACTTTATAATTTCAAAAGTCGGTAAGTAATGACTATAATTAACAACGTAGATACACAAAGATTCACATTTAACGGAATAGAGTATTACAAAAACTTTATGCCTGTTGTTGTTGGTAATAAAATAAGGGTTTTAAATGCTTATGACAGTTCAATTGAATTAACGTCATCACCAACTTTATTTAGTGATTTTGAAGTTGACAGCAACACATATTTAAACGTAGCTGATTTACAAAGCGATTTGTTGCCTATTTTATATACAAGAGCTACTTTAAGTGGAGGTGGAAGCGGAAGCACTTGGGGCTCTATAACAGGAACACTATCAGACCAAACAGATTTGCAAACCGCTTTAGATTCTAAACTCGACAAAGTTTCAACTGCAGGCGTAGAGCGTGCTTATATCATTAATGCAGATGGTTCGCAAGGTACAAAGGCGACGAGTGAGTTTAAAGACGTTTTGGAGTTTGCCAATTTAGCCTCTTTTCCAGTTACAGGTGAAACAGGTAAAATTTATTTGGCTTTAGATACGAATAAGACTTACCGTTGGGATGGTTCGGCTTATGTTCAGATTGGTGGAACTTCTAAAAAATATCAAACCCTTTTATTTCAAGTACCAACAAATGGAACGGCTTTAAATAATACGCAAAGTAATTTCTGTCAATCAAGGTTTAACGGACAATCTGTTCTTGGTTCTTTAGGATTGGTTTTTGGCGCAGGGATTACGGAAACATCAGGAGTTATAAGTTTGACCGATTTTTCAGATAAAGCAACTCCTGAGATTACACCGAATTATATTTCACAAGTTAAGCATATAAAATTTTCTTACTCACGAAATGTAGCGGAATCAGGAGCAAACACAAATATAGTAATTCGTGTTATGGCTGAATCTAGATATCAAGTAGATATGCAGTTGATAGCGGAGTACAATTTGGTTTCTTCGACTGCGTTGGGTACGCACGAAAACAAAGTTGATATTCCAGTTTTAACGCATTTAAATTTGTCTGCTTATTCTAATATTAAATGGTGTGTTAGAACGAACAATGCAACAGCACAGACATTTAATTTCATTCGTTTAAACATTGATATTGAAGAAGTATGAGACAGTTTATAAAAAACAATAAGCCTTATGCCCAAACATCAAGAGAAGATTTTGCACAAAAATATTTAGCCGAAGGTTGTGAAGAATTTTCTGTTTTGTACAATGGAAAATTTATTGACCCAATTTGGAACGGAACTGATTTTATTGAAGGAGCAACTCCCGAAGAAATCGCACAACAACAAATCATTAATCTAAAACAAAAAGAAACCGATTTATACATACAGCGTATGCAAGATGCGCAACGTATATGGGCTGGTTTATCGGCTGAATTTCGTATTGCAAAACAAGTCGGGCAAATGGACGATGCAACTGAAAATATAATCTTAGCGGAATTAAAACCCGTTTTAGATATTGTTGTTCCATTCGGGCAATGGGTTACAGGATATCAATTATTGTTAGGAATTGGTAGTTCAGTTATCGGACAGACTTTATACGATAAAATACACAATATTCTTTTAAACTACATTCAAGAAAATTATGAAGAAATGGAAGTGGAACAATTAAGAAATCAAATTAATAAAAAATAGTTATGTGGTACATCATCCTTTCAATAGTACTGTTGCTGATTTACTTTCTCAAAAAAAGTAAAAGCGATTTCTTTAAACAAGACAGAGAAACATTAGCCGAGTATCGCTATCAACTGCGAATGATGTTAAAGTACAAAGTAAGAAACGAATCGGAAATTGATTTATATATCGAAGCCTACGATTTCTTTTGTCGCTTTACAACAAAATTCGATGGCGCAACAATTGTAAAAGACTTGTGCGATTTACCAAAATTAGACATCGATGCAATGGTACACGATTACGAATGTCTAATTGGAGCAAACAGAAACTTTATAAAATGGTTTAAGTCAGCGTGGCGATACTTTGAAAATATGCGTAAAAACGGCAAAGGAAACCAAATCTTTCGCTTTGTATTAGTTAGTCTTGCTGGTTTCGTTTTCGTGCCTTATTGTGCCTTTTTTACACCAAGATATTACCCAATTAAGAAATAACGATAAATGAAAAACAACGACCTTTTAACGCAACTGCTAATATTTTTAGCATCAATCACAACAACTATTTATGCTTTCTTTTCAAAAGATAGTAAAGAAGCAATCAATAGAACCTTATTGTTAGGTAAATTCTTAGGCTCGGTAATCGTGGCTTTTTTTGTAATGCCTGCGGTAATGGAACACTTTGAATTATCGATAAAAGTAACACTATTAATAACAGTTGTTGTAGCGTACGGATTAGAAAGCATTCTGAAAGCTTCGGTAAAAAGATTAATTAAAACAATTGATAAAGATGGACAAGATGATACTGATAATTAATTGCATTATTTATGGAGGATTATTTTTCACATTCTTCATAAAACTTACAGATGAAAAAGAACGTGATTTTTCAAGGAAAATCGCCTACGGATTGTTAATGCTTTGCACTTTGTTTTTTAGTGTAACACTTTTCAAAGAATCGTTTGTGTTTGAAGGAAAACCGCAAATCAAATTCAATTTAATAGAAATGATATTCAACGGATTGATTCTCTTTTTTATGTGGACAAAAGTCAAGGAAGATAAAATGTTTAGTAATTTAAAAAAGAAGTAGTTATGTTAAACACAAAACAAATCATTCAAATTTACGGACAACCAAATCAGCAAGGTAGTTATTTAACAACTATTCAACTACCTTTTCCAATGCGTTTAGCGTGGGACAAAAAAACAACTGTAAATAAAATGCGAGTTCACAAAAAAGTAGCTCAAGATTTTATAAATGTTTTTAACGAATTATTACAAGTTTACGGACTTGCTAAAATTCAAGAATTAGGAATTGATTTATTTGGTGGTTGTTTTGCTTTTCGTGCTATGCGTGGCGGTTCTGACTACTCACGTCATTCTTGGGGAATTGCAATAGACTTAGATCCTGAAAGAAATCAATTAAAAGAAACAAGTAAAACAGCAAGATTTGCACGTCCAGAATATAAACCTATGATTGATATTTTCTACAAACACGGCTTTGTCAATTTAGGTGTTGAAAAAAATTATGATTGGATGCATTTTGAAAAAGTAGAATAAAAAAGCCTACTAAATTAATAGTAGGCTTTTAAGCTTTATCGATGCTTTTACTCGTTTTAAACAGCTATTCTTAACGGCTCTCTAAAAAGGCTTACAACTTTTGAAGTTATTTTTTTAGTTCTACTTATTACATACTTTTTGCCAGTCAAAACCAAGCACCCCCAAAGTTTCGGTTTGTTATTTTAATTCCTGACCGAAAAAGGAAAACCCATAAACGGACTGCGAGTGGAGGTGGAGGGAATCGAACCCTCGTCCTAAACAATTTCAATAATACATTAACGAACTGATACAAATATACACTTTCTTTTTTAATACACAAAAAAAAACCGCCATATAAATACAGCGGTTAACTTAACCAAATAAAAACATTTAATTATGAAAAAACAAATATAGTTAATTTATTTTAATTTAGGTTTAGTAAAATGATAATAAGCAAGTGCTATTAAAAATAAAGATACAATTAAAATAACTATATAATAAAATAGCTCTTTGAATACTGCAGTATTATCCGATTCTTTTATTTTGCTTTCAGTTTCTTTTTTTTCTTCTACTTTTTGCGAAGTAGTGTCTTTAACGTGAATAGTTTTATTATAATAATGTTTTTCTACAATTGTATTAGTAATTGTATCTCCATTAATTATCATTTGCTTGTCAGGATTGAAAGGGCGTAATACGAAGTTAAAACCTTCTTCTTTCTCCTCGCTTGTTTTAGATGCGTTTAAATCGATTTTAGTTTCTGTTTCGGTTCTTTGCTTGTCTTTCTTGATTACACCGCAAGAAAACAAAGATAATGCGGTTAAAATTATTAGTAGTTTTTTCATTTTATTCTAATTATTTTAGTTACTTTTTCAGAATAGTTTTCTTTTAAATATTTTAATTTTTCCTCTATTGTTGTGTTTGATTCCATCTTTAAGCTATGTAATTTTATAAATTTCTTTTTTAGTTTATAAAAAAACTCACAATATCTTTCATCAACAACGTCATTAAAAGGATATTTACACCATTCTGTATGAACTTTATAATATATTTCCATAATCTATCGTTTTAATTGTTCTTCAAAAATACTAAAACTATTCCTTAAATCGGTAATAGTAGCTTTTTTTCTTTTGTCAGGTTTTATTTTTGGTCTATTTTTGTTAATCGATTCTCTTATAAATTTTGAAACATTTACTTTATTTCTCTTTAATTGTAGTAGAAAATCTTTCATTTCTTTGTCGCATTTAAAGCTTTGTATTTCGTTGTAAATTTCCATATTTTATAAGGTATAGCGTTAAAAAGTATTACTTTTTATGATGTTATTTGGTAGTTATAAGTAACTTTACTCAACATTGCGGTTAAAATCACGCTGAACATCATAATCTAAATATTGTAATACTTCTTCAAGAATAGTTCCTATTTCATTAGCATAACCCGACGTTACTTGTTTATTATTTATAAATACTTTTGTACCATAGGTATAACAACAACCATCGTGACATGTATGTTGCCATTCTTCTATTTTTAATAAAACATTTCCTTTTGGCAATTCTAAATCAATTAAATGTTGGTCTATAATTTTATCAAAAGAGTATTTTTCATTTAGCGTAGATTCAAAAGTTGCTCCTGAATCATATATTTCCCTTAATATTTTTTTTGTATCTCTATGCATTATTTGAAAAAATTATGAGGTTCATTCCAATAAGGACTATTATATTTTTTTTCTAACAAGTTTATCCAAGATTTCTTTAAATCTTCATCTTCAATTTTGTTTTTAAAATCAATTAATTCCTTGCGTTTAGTTTTTATTTTTATAAAGTAATCCGTTATAACAAAAAAAATATACATTATAAAAACAACAAATGTTATCATTCCAATTATTGTAAATATTTCCATAAAAAGCTACTTATAACATCGGTTTTGCTCTATTGCGGGGTAGTGCTTAACCAATGTTTTGTTTGTATTTGTTTTTTTTGTTTTTTAATCTAAACTTTTTGCTTACTTTTCCGCAACAAAGCAAAGCCGAGAAACGTTATGTGCAAGTGCTACCATAGTGCTGTTTGACGAGTTTGTTCTTCAAATCGTTTGCAAGCCTTTCGGTAATAATCCGCATCAATTTCATATCCTATAAGTTTTCGTTTCATTTGATGGCAAGCTATGGCGATACTTCCGCTTCCTAAGTGAGTATCTAAAATCAAATCATTTTCATTTGTATAGTTATGCAATAGCCATTTATAAAGTTTAATTGGCTTTTGGGTCGGGTGTATTTTCCCATCTTTTGGAGTTGGCATTTTACAAATCTTTGCAAGTTTATCAAATGAAGTCCAAGCCAACTCAGCCATTGCCAAACTAAAATCTTCGCTTATTTGTTTATCCCAAACTATAAAGCATCTTGTCGGTGGCAATGGGAAATAGTTTCCGCCCCAAATGATTTGATTTTTTGATACTCTAAATAATTCGTTCCAGTATTCCATAGGCGGAACTTTATCCCAATCCTTTTCCACTACTTCGTTAAAGTTCATTTTACCTGTTTTACCGCCTTTAAACTTATCGCCTATTCCATACGGTGGGTCTACTATTGCAATATCAAAGTAATTATCGCCATAGCTTTTTAAGGCTTGCAAACTATCTCCGTGTATCAATGAAATTCCGTCTTTTGAAACCGCACCAGCACATAACAGCGGTTTGCCAAAATGCGGGGTTTCGTTTTCCAAATCAAGTTCTGTACTCATATCAAATTCTGTTTTTCAAATTAAGTTTAGTGCTGTTAAGCCCCGCACTTCGGCAAGCCGCAAAACGTTATGTGCCATTTTGAGAAGTACTACTAATCAAAATTTTTGCTTTCAACTTCTCTAAATTCTAATTTTGAATTATATTCTTTGTTGTGTCTTTCAAGCTCCATTTTTACCCTCGTTCTTTCGTGTTCAGAACGTAAGATGTTGTTTGCTTGTTGAACAAGTTTTGATTGCGCATTTGCAGTGTCAACATCGATTTCATTGTTGTCTAACTTCTCCATTTGATTAAATACAAATGCTAATAATGATTTTGTGTTTACTGGTGTCATAATTTAAAGTGTTTTTTTATTATTAATTCAATTTGTTGTTCAGTATAAATATTAAGTAATTCTAATCCTTGCTTTTTTAATTTTGTTTCGTCTTGTTTAAAAAACTGACTTCTAATTAATGTCAATTCTTTATATTCATTATTGAAATTTAACCAATGCTTTTTTTTATAATAAGAAATTAAAAATTCTTCTCGTTCATAAAAATCTTTGCTTTCAAAATCAATAATCATTTCTTCGATTTTTTGATTAAAAACTTTATTTATGTAATTCCTTCCATACCCTAATTCTTTTTCAGTTAAATTTAACTTAGTGTCAATTAAAAATGGTAATGGTCTTTTGTCAATTAATTTTTTAATTGTTCTTTTTTCATTAACATCAGTTAATGATTTGTACAATTTATTAAGATTGATAAGTACGTTTATATCTTCCATAAAAAAAACGGCTTATAACATTGGTTTAGCGAAAAAGCGGTTTTAGGCTTACTTCAATGTTGGTTTTGTATTTGTTGTTTTTGGTTTCTAAACCAAAATTTAAGGCTTACTTTTCCGCTTCTTCGCTAAGCCAAGTACCGTTAAATGATAGTTTGTGAATCGTGCAATCGAACAACTTTTTTTATATATTCACGATTAACAAATCTGTTTTTTTCAATTCTATATTCTTCATCGAATCTATAACATATAATTTCTTCCGCTTTACCATTGTAAAAACAAGAAACTAAATATTGATTTTTTGGATTAAACCTTGCAAAAAAATGTCTGCATTGCTCATTTTCTAAACTAAAACCATTACATTTTTGTACGTGTTCAAAAAATTGTTTTCTTTGGTTATCATTCATTTTATGATAATGTCTTTCTGAAAAATCATCAAAACACATTGACCTTGCAATTGGTCTTGGTGGAATAACTGATTCAGCTAAAAACATAAGTTCAAAAAAGTCTATAATAAAACCATCATTTAACACAGGTTTTGTGCTATTGCTTGGTTCGGTGTTTAAATTTTGTTTAGTCATAATTTGTATTTTTTAGTGTTTAAATTAAAGTTTCGGTTTATTTTTACGCAACAGGCACAAAGCCTGATAACGTTATGTGAAATCTTTTGCGTAACGATGAAACCTATTTAAAACTTCATTTCCGAAATTTTTAACATCGTTTTTTATAAAGCAATTAAAAAAGTTTTTATTTGGAATTAAGTAATCTTTGGCAAATAATTCTAAAACTACATAATCAATCAAAGGAGAGCCATCGCTTAAAGCATTTTCAATCAAATGTTTTATTTCTATTTTCCAAAATTTATTGTAATCTAAATTTTCAATAATTGGAGTTTTTAATCTGCCAAATTCTTGAATTTCTTTTAACGTAAGAGTTCCTTTTATTGTTCCAGTTATTTTCATATTTATAATTTATAAGACTTCACATAACAAGTGTTTTGCGATGATTTTCGGCTTTAGGTTAATATTAATATTTGTTTTGTACTTGTAATTTTTGGTAATCAATCGAAAGTTAGGGTGTACTTTTGGCAACATAGTTTAGCCACCATACGTTAACAGTAACTTTACTCAGCAGAACGGTTAAGAACTCGATTAAACTTACTGTCGCTATTTTTAGTTGGTAATTTATTTAGATATTCAATTAAAAACTTTGTTGTTGGATATTTTTGATTTATAGGAAATCCGCTTTCTTCATCAAATTCTTTTGCAGTTTCCCAAAATATATGCTGTTTCAAACTATCAACAACGCTATGAGAATCACCTTCGCCCCAATAATCTTGAGTCCATTCGTGTAATTCAGGTAAACATTCTTTAAAAGCATATTTATTTTTACCTTTTCTTCTTCTTTTTCTTTTACCATACAAAAGATATTCCCAACCTAAATGTTTTAAATCTATGTTTAGAAGCTCAAAAACGCCTTTTCTATACATTAGTTTTAAAATTCTTTTTTCGTCTTTCAAATGTTTTTTGATATATTTTTTCATAATTAAAAAAGCTACTGTTAACATAGCATTGCCAAAAAAGCGAGTTAAGGCAAACTATGATGTTTTTTTGTGTTTGTTAAGTTTTAGCTAATCCGAAAATACTCGCTTACTTTTTCGCTTCTTCGGCAATGCTCCGCCGTTATAGTCAATGGCTACTTTTTGTTTTTATAAGAACTTATATTTTTACTCATACTAAAATAAATAATTGTAAAAACTATTGCTCCAAATGTTATAATTCCCCAACCATCTATTTTATCAGGTGCTTTATAAGTTAAAAATATTGTTGCTATCCAACACATAATTGAACACCATTTCATTTGTCTTTTAAAGTTCTTTGCTTCTTTAATAAATTCTTCACTCATAATAAATTCAGTTTTAAATACCCACAACGATTTGCTAACATCGGTCATACGCTATTTCGGTTTTGGGAATGTTTATGCTTATTTAAGCAATGACCAATTCAACATAACACCCACTTTCATATCCTTTTATTTCTTTAACTCCTAATATACGAGCGTACTTAAAAGAATGCGAAATAGTATTGTCTTTTGCTAATTGTTTGGTTAGCGTGTTATACTTTACACCCACGGCTTCCGCAAACTTCTCTTGGGTAAGTCCGCTTTCAAAAATTAAAGTCCTTAATGTTGTATTCATAATTTTATATTATTGTTTTTAATGGTACAAATATAGTTAAAAAATAATTACCACCAAACAAAATACTAAAAAAAGTAAAAAAAATATTTTTTTTTGTAAAATATTTGCAAGTCTAAAAAATAGTTGTATATTTGTCAAACAATTTAAAACAAATAATTATGAAAAAAGGATTTTTAATTGCAACTATCGGACTACATTGTGAAAGTCATTATTTAGCGTTATTATGCGCTTGTGTAGGTTTAGTATTAATTTTTAAAAGTAAATAAGATGTCAACAAAACAATTAATTTCTGAAAAAGATATTGAAAAAGCAATGAATGAAGCTTACAAAGATTTAGGTCATAATGCTTATTTTGGTAACGGGTTTAAAGCAGGGGTTAGATTCGCAATCGAAAAATCAAAAGCACCTGAAATGCTTGAAATGTTGAAAATATTAGTAGAGCAAAATGATTTAGGAAATCAAATAGGACAATTTGATTTAGCAAGACAACTAATAAAAGAAGCTACTGAATTATGAGTAACTATCCATTAGGTGCAGAAAACGACCCACACGCATCATACAACAAAGAAGAAGTTCAAGGCGAAACGATAGGTTTATTTGAATACCTTGAAAATTTAGAAATGCCTTACGAGTTTAGATGTGAGTTACAAAAGTTTGAAAAGAATAGAGTTTCAGCATATCAATTACTTACTATTTTATCAAGTAATTTAAGTGTTTTAAACAACAGGGATATTAAATTAGAAATTGTTAAAATTAAAAGACTTTTGCAAGAACCTCAAATCTTTATCGAAAATGAATGATACAATTTTAAAATCAGAAACAAGAAATCAATTAAAAGATTTAGTTGATAGAATTGAGAAATTAAAGTTAGATATTAAGTCAATTAATCCTTTGTATTTTGAGCAAGGTTTTGGATTTACAGATGAGCAATACAAAAGTATAGCAAGGTATAAAAAACTAAAAAAAGAGTACAGAAAAAAAATTAACCAAATAATTAAAACATTATGAAACTAATAATAGAGGTATTAGACGGAAAATGGACTGTTAACGGAAAATTACTAAATGAGTTAACTCCGAACGAAAAAAATGCGCTTGACCAATTTATTAAAAACTATGATTATGAAGTAAACAAATAACAAAAAAAAGCGAGATTAATAATTTAGTGATTTGATTTTATATAACTCGCATCAAGCCTATTGAAGTAGAGTAGGTAGGCTTTAATTTAAAACTAAAAAATGACACCAAACGAATTAATAAAAGTAATTAATAAGGCTTTGAAATTAGATATTACAAGTAAAAGCCGAAAACGTGAAAACGTTTACGCTCGATTTATATTCTACAACAAATTAAGATACTCAAAAGAAAAGTACTACTCTTTTCAAAATATAGCTGATTACTTAAACAAAGACCATGCAACAATTATTCACGGACTAAAGCAATACGATATTTTAAAAGAATACGATGACTTTAAAGAAATTATAAACAAAGTTGAAACTGAAATAGAACGTTCAGGAGGTTACGCAACTAATAGACTTGAAAGACTTTTTACTAATCATTTTGAAATAAGAAAATACAATGAAACACGCACCAAGTAAACACAGCGTACGCAATACAACAAAGAACCAAAATACAGCTATTTGTTACAGCGAAAAACAAGAACAACGACAGCAAGCTATTGAAAATGCAAAACTATTCGATACTTTGCCACATTTGAAATATGGGACTATTAAATACGATTTGAAAAGATGAAAGAAAAAGAACATAAATTCCCTTATAATTGGACTTTAAAAGATGCAAACTTTACAAAAGATAAAGGCAAAGTATTTAGTTGTTTTGCTTGTGGTGGTGGTTCAACAATGGGTTATAAATTGGCTGGATTTGATGTAATAGGACACAATGATATTGATAAGAAAATGATTGAAGTTTATAAAGCAAATCATAATCCTAAATATTCATTTTTAGAAAGTATTACAACTTTTGCCAAAAGAAAGGATTTGCCTAAAGAACTTTACGAACTTGATATTTTAGATGGTTCTCCACCTTGTAGCAGTTTTTCAATGGCTGGAAATAGAGAAAAAGACTGGGGAAAAGAAAAAGTATTTAGAGAGGGACAAGCCGAACAAGTTTTAGACACATTATTCTTTGATTTTATTGATTTGGCAAAAAAACTACAACCAAAAGTTGTTATTGCTGAAAATGTAAAAGGTTTATTAATGGGAGAGGCTAAACAATATGTAATTAAAATTTATGATGCATTTGACAAAGCCGGATATTATTGTCAACATTTTTTATTAGATGCTTCAAAAATGGGTGTGCCACAAAAAAGAGAACGTGTTTTTTTTATAGCATTAAGAAAGAATTTAGCACAACCTTTTTTACATTTTGCTGATATGTTTACGGAAGTTCCTAAAATAGAATTGAACTTTAACGAACCCGAAATAAAGTTTAGTGAAATAAAACAAAAAAATGGACCTATAACAAAAAACAATAAATTAGCAAATAGTGAAAAAATTAGATGGGATTTGAGGGAGTTTGGAGATAGTTCTTTAGCTGATTGTGATTTTAGATTGCGTGGTAAAAATAGTTTTTTTAATCAAAGTTTCATTTATAATGACAAAGTTTTACAAACATTAACTGCAACTAAAATAGGTTGGAATATTTTATTTGATGAACCAAGAAAATGTACAGATTTAGAATTTTGTTATGGCGGAAGTTATCCAAAAGATTATAATTTTATTAATAACGAACCGGGTTATTTAATAGGAATGAGTGTACCGCCAATAATGACCGCTCAAATTTCAACACAAATATACGAACAATGGTTGTCAAAAATATAAATAAAATAATATGAAAAACCACGACCCACAAACAGAACTCGAACTAATTGCAATGGGTTGCATAATTGTAGCTTTAATTTTAGGACTAATTATTTTGCGGTTAATTTTGAATTGAGTATATTTGCTAAACAAACGACAAGTAAGGCGGTCGAGAAAATATTATAAATCCGTTGTGATTGTGATGCCTTACTCACTTTTGCAACGGTATTTTTATTTTAAAACATTATGAGTAAACATTTATTTGAATTGATGCGCGAACAAGAAATTCAAACATCAAACTTTCTACCAACAAAGAAAGAAATCGAAAACAGCGGTAGATTATTCGCTAAACAAATCTTATCACATGGAGAAATTGATAAGTACGAACTATTTTCACAAGCTGAAAGACTTGCAACGGTAACAGCTAATATTCGTGACGAAATTAAATCGCACTTGCCAAAAGAAAAAAACATTGCATTTGGTATCGAAATTAATCCAGTTAGTGGACGTACTATGATACAATTTCAAGATGATTTAGTTTGGAGTGAACTTAAAGAAAAAATGCAACAGCGTGAGGAACTTTTAAAAGTAGCTCTAAAAACTACTGAAACTTTTTACGATAGTGAAGGTTGCGAAGTTCCAAAAGTTTCTGTAAAATATTCTGCTAATTCGTTAACTGTTAAATATTAAATAGCGATGAGTAATAATTTAGACCTTTGGAATAAAGTCGAAAAAACAAATCCAAAATATACAAAAAAAGCAAACGTAAAAGGTAACAATATTACGGCTATTGCTCCGCAGTATCAAATAAAAAATGTAACTGAACAATTCGGCTCTTATGGTACGAGTTGGGGGTTTGAAAGTTTAGAATTTGATTATACACTAACAGATAGTTTAGGTCTTGTTATTTTGCACGCTGTTTTTTATTATCCAGGTGGAAAATTTCCAATTAAAA